GTTGAGCACGATATTGATATACAGAGCATTACGGTTCGGGAAAATGCAAAATTTGTTCGTGAATGGCCTTTAGGTTTGCGAGGCGCGTTACCTGACGATTTGATTCAGAACGCCAAGATTATGGCGTTAGAGAGCCAGCAGGAAGAAATTCTTTCTTTGCGCCAACAGCTCAATGCAATTGAGATAAAATTAGGTAGACTAGACGGAACCACTGAAACTCAAGAAGATAAGATTGAAACGCTTTTTGAGCTTTGGAACAAGCAACAGCAACCAACTAGGAGTAGGTATGAGTGAGCAACAAGAGCAGCAACCCGTAATTTTAACGATTGACGATCAGGAGTATGACGTAAATGAACTTGGTAACGACACCAAAGTACACTACGTCGAGGTGGTTAACCTGCGCAAACAGCTTGGTGATTTGCAGAATCAAATTGCGGCAGCACAGCAGCAAAGTATTAACTTACAGGTTGCATTAGGCTTTCGTGAAAACGCTCTGCGTGAATCAATCCAAGTGGTTGAAGAGCCTGAAGCAGAAGTGGTGAACTAATGGCCGAGACTCATGCCAGCAAAGCGTTAAAGAAGATTGAGATTCATGAGGCTGAATGCGCCTTGCGGTATGAGGCTATCAACAAACGCCTAGATTCTGGTTCTGAACGGTTCGATAAACTGGAGAAAATGATCTGGGGCATCTACCCCGTCATGATTACTTCTTTACTCGCTATTGTTGGCTTGGTTCTGACCCAATGAAATTTAACGCCATTAAAGGATTAATCGGTACGTTAGCACCCACTATTGGGAAGGCGCTCGGTGGGCCTTTAGGTGGTGCTGCGGCACAAACTATTGCTAATGTATTAGGGTGCAAGGCTGATGAAAAGAGCATTGAGAAAGCCGTCCAAGCGGCGACCCCAGAACAACTTGCAGAAATTAAAAAAGCGGAATTTGATTTTCAGGCGCGGATGAAGGAGCTAGATGTAGATGTTTTCAAACTTGAAACAGACGATATCCAGAATGCTCGAATGGCTTTTAAAGGTGACTGGACGCCAAAATTTATTGCGGTTGCTTGCGTTTTGTTCTTCGGAGGTTACATCGCGTTGGTCACGCTACAAGACCCTGTTGCTACAGACAATGGCATTGTTAATCTTGTGCTTGGTTATTTGGGTGGGATCGTCTCATCTATTATCAGTTTCTACTACGGCGCATCACATAAGCATGACGAATGATGCGATTAGTTAATATGCTAAAGCGGCACGAAGGCGTTAGAGATAAGGTCTATATGTGCTCTGCTGGGTACGAGACCATTGGCGTTGGTAGGAATATCAGTGAATCTGGCCTTGGACTTTCTGATGACGAAATAGAATATTTGCTAGTTAATGATATTAGACGCTGCCGAAAAGAGCTAACCCAAGAGTATGAATGGTTCTCAAGTTTGGACAGCGTGCGCCAAGATGCCATAATTGACTTGTCGTTTAACCTTGGGCAGACCAAACTTAGAACATTCGTCAAGGCTCTTGGGCATATGGCTACTGGTAAATACGAAGAAGCAGGCCAAGAGTTTTACCGTAGTCGCTGGGCTGAACAGGTTGGCGACCGCTCGTTGGAAGTCTGCCAAATGATTAGTTCTGGGGAGTACCAACAACGATGAAAACTGTACATGCACCAAAAGTATTAGCTGACGGTAACGTAGAACCTGCCCATGAGATAGAAATACTCTGTGCCGAATGTGGATATGATATAGACGAGAACGAATTAGAAGCAGATACTTGTTCTGATTGCGGTGCTTCTTTAAACTTAAAGCAGAACACTTCTATCCAAGTAACAACCCTACCGCCGGTATTTGGCGAGACAATGTGATGGGTTCCTTATGCCACTACAGAAACTAGCGTTAAAACCGGGGGTTAATCGGGAAAATACTCGTTACACCAGCGAAGGTGGATGGTACGAATCCGATAAAATACGGTTCAGGCAGGGCACACCGGAGAAGATTGGTGGGTGGCAGCGTATATCTGCGGCTACGTTCTTGGGTGTCTGTCGATCCTTGTGGAACTGGGTAACGCTTGGCAGTCAAAACCTCATTGGCGTCGGGACTAACCTTAAGTTCTACATCGAGAATGGCGGTGCCTACAGCGATATTACCCCGTTACGGGCGACAGTTACCCTGACTAACCCGTTTACTACCACTAGTGGATCTCCTACGGTCAGCGTTGTAGACGCTAATGGGGGCTACATATCAGGCGATTTCGTCACTTTTTCAGGTGCATCTGCCGTTGGGGGACTTACTTTAAACGGGGAATACCAGCTTACAATCGACACCACTGCAACAAATACGTACTTTATAACAGCTTCTAGTAACGCTTCTTCTAGTGCTACTGGCGGTGGTACAGTGACCGCAGCTTATCAAATTAACACTGGGGCTGCTTCAGTAACGCCTTTAACAGGTTGGGGTGCTGGGCCTTGGAGTGCGGGTGCATGGGGTGTTGGCGTTCCATCTGATGTCCAAATCCGATTATGGTCACAAGCTAACTTTGGGGAAGATCTTATTTTTGCGCCTCGTGGTGGGGACATATACTTTTGGGATGCTACGGCAGGGCTTACTTCTAGGGGCGTCACATTGGCCTCAATAGCCCCTGTAGGAGCAAACGTACCAAGCGTACAAGACCTTATTTTAGTGTCGGATATTAGCCGTTTTGTGTTCTGTTTTGGTTGTAATGACCTAGCCAGTGCTACTAAAAACCCGATGTTGATCCGCTGGTCAGACCAAGAAAACGCTACTCAATGGACTCCTGCGGCAACAAACCAAGCAGGTAGCCTACAGTTATCGCGTGGGGCAGAGATTATAGCGGCCAAACAAGCCCGTCAGGAAGTCCTAGTATGGTCTGATTCAGCCCTGTATGCCCTCCAGTACGTCGGTGCTCCAGTAGTATGGGGGGCACAACTAGTCGGTGAAAACATCTCTATAGCGTCTCAAAACGCCGTAGCATACGCCAATGGTGTTGCCTTCTGGATGGGTATTGACAAGTTCTACATGTATGACGGGCGCACGCAACCATTGCCCTGTAACCTCCGAAAGTTTGTATTTAACGATTTTAACACCGCCCAGTATCGCCAAGTGTTTTCGGGCACTGTAGAGGCATACCATGAAGTTTGGTGGTTCTACTGCTCGGCTGAGTCCGACACTGCTGATCGGTATGTTGTGTATAACTATCTGGATAACATTTGGTACTATGGCACGATGGATCGTACTGCATGGTTGGATTCGGGTTTGCGAGACTACCCACTAGCTGCAACTTATAGCAACAATCTCGTGAATCAGGAAGAAGGCGTTGATGATAACGAATTAGGAGCAAGCACGCCTATACACGCGTATGCTTCTACCGCTGAGTTCGATCTAGATGACGGACATCAATTCAACTTTATTTGGCGCGTACTTCCTGATATCACGTTTGACGGATCTACCACGGAGTCACCGAGCGCCGTTATGACACTGTTACCAATGCAAAACTCTGGCTCTGGGTATAATTCACCTGCGTCAGTGGGTGGCTCAAACAATGGTACAATTACCCGATCCGCTGTGCTACCGATAGAGAAGTTTACAGAGCAACTTAATACTCGGGTACGTGGGCGACAGATGACCATGAAGATAGAATCTACGGGAGCAGGTGTTACGTGGCAGTTGGGGTCTCCGAGGTTGGATATGCGGCCTGATGGGAGACGGTAGTGGCTGGCGATAACACAGTATACAATGTTCCGTTTCGTGCCCCAGCTCTGCCGTATGCGCCTCAAGTGTACAACCAAGAGTCGTTTGAGCAGTTCAACAACGTACTACGGATATACTTTAACCAACTAGATAACGCGCTGAGAAACGCTATGGCAGTCCAAGAACCATACGAGTTACAAGTAGCTAAAGGCCAGATCGCTGGTGCTTCTACGTTGTACAAGTTCGGTACCAATCCAAACATCGATAGCGCAGAAGAAACGATATGGAGCACTGGGGGTGATTATCCTTGGCCCACGGCTGCATTTACTGCGTTTATTAGTAGTTCTAGTGCAGCAGATACTAGTGCAGGTACGGGTGCACAGACCGTAACCGTTGAGGGGGTAGACGAGAACTACGCAGCTCAGACCCTCACCGTTAGCATGAACGGGCAGACTCAAGTGCAGATTGGCGATGCTTCTGGTTGGTTGCGGGTTAACCGCATATTTGTTGCTACTTCAGGATCAGGCGGCACTGCTGCAGGTACGATCTATGTCGCTAATAGTGGGGTTAGTAGTGGGGTACCTACCGGAATAACGTACGGCCAGATTGTACAAGGCGACAACCAAAGCCAGATGTCAGTGTATACCGTACCTGCAGGATTCACGTTATTTCTTGACGATGTTACGTTTACAGCAGCTATCGCTATTGCTAACAAGAACGTCACAGCTAAGTTCGTGACTAGAGACTTTGGCTCAAACACGTTTCGCACAAAGATCATACAGACAGTACAGAGCAACTTGCTTATGCTACCTTTCAATTACCCGTTCGGCATTGCAGAGAAAACGGATATAGAATGCCGAGCCAGCTCCGATACCACCAACGTAGTCGTCGGCGCTTCATTTGAGGGGGTGCTAATAGCAAACTGATATGGCAGGTCCAAACTGGAAAACTTACGATACAAATGGTGACGGCAAACTAACCGACACTGAACTTACTACGTGGGACAATGTAGTAAAAGCTTATAGAGACTACGTAGATCCTAGCTTTGAAAACACCTACGAAGCAGATATTGCTGCAAGCACGGAAACGTCTGGGGGAACCAGCTCTGGTGGTAGCTCTTATTCAACCCTACCAAATTATGATGCGATACTAGCAAATGCTACTCCCTCAAGTCCGGATACGCGATACGGCGCGTCTTATTTTACAGACCCAAATATAGATGCGACTAGGGATTGGAGTACTTCATCATATTCGGACTATGATATAAAGCCGCCTTCAGACGTAGAGTTATCAGGGGCATACCAATATAGTCAAACGCTTTTTCGGGATCTTGTAGACCAGTATCGAGGAGGCGTTCGAGAAAACGATCACGGTAATCCAAACCCGCTGTTGCGGATAATACCTAGATTATACGACGGTAATTACACTGTAGCCGAGGCTATTGGAATCTTGTTCAGTGGGTCTCCTTCAGATCTAAGCCCAGAAGCTGTCGCTGCTGCTAGAGAAAACTATTTAGAACTTTCTGATCAACAAATCAGTGCTATATCTAAAACGTTTGGGTTCCCTGAAGATACTGTTCAAGACCAAATACTTCAGCAAAACGCTTTGGTTGATCCTGAAAGAGCCGCTAACGATGGTAATCAATATTCTCAATGGGCACCTGAAACGCCTATTGGGCGATTCCTAAACGATTTACAAGGGGATGTAGACGAGCTTTTTAAAGATGCTCCTGAGACAGACATAAAAGCACAAGCCGCCAAGAAAGGCTTGAACGCTATGCTACAGACTGCTGAAGAGTATTACGAAAGCGATTACATGCAGACTTCTCAAGCAGTCCTATTAAAAGCTGCTGGTGGTTTAATGGAGACAGCCGCTGGGGCAGTGGCTTTGATGGGAAGTAATCCCGAAGATACATCGCTCTATAAACTCGGTAGTGAACTTGCAGCCCTTGGTAATGATACCTATGACGCTGATTTCAAAGAAAGCCTAAAAGACATAGAGCAACGTATTGGCGAAGCGAAGGGTTTTGAAGACTCCGCTAAAGCTATATTTGGGGCACTTGCAGACCACCCTACTGAATTCCTAATCGATTACGTCGGCGTTGAGATGGCGCAAGAAATTCCTTTGTTGATAGCTTCTGGGGGAACAGCTTCAGCAGCTAGAGGGGCACTTGCCTTAAAAGGAGTAGCCCAAGAGGTAGCGGAGCGTATAGCTAGTAAAGCTGGTTTCGGCACAGGCGTTACATTAGACCTTGCGGAGGCTGGTTTCGGTGCCGCTGGTGGTGCGTACGAAGAAGCGTTAGATAGTCTGCTTTTTGAAGAAGCGATAAACAAAAAAACAGGAAGGGCTTACACACAAGAAGAAGCAGAAGCTGTAAAGCAGATGCTCGTAGATGAGGGGCGGGTAAACAAAGAAACAGGGAAACCCTATACCCAAGAAGAAGCCGAAGAAGTACAAAAACTCCTCTTACGAAAATCCCCTATAAACAAAGAAACGGGTAAAGCCTATACCCAAGAAGAAGCGGAAGATGCGGCTCAAACTGTAGCTATAAAAGCAGGCACTACAGGCGCATTACTTGCAGCAGGAGGTATGTTTTTCGGAGGCAATGCCCTTGAAGACTACCTACGTAAAAGTGGCAAATCAGCGTCGGATGCTGTTGGGTCAGGCGTAGCCACTGCCGAAGACTTTTTTGATGATTTTATAAGCGATATAAGTGGGGCAGTATTTGAGAATGCGCCAAAGAATGTAAAAGAAACTATCAGTACCTACCTCGGGGAAGCTGTAAATCGTGTAGGTGAGATTACTGAAGTATTTTTAAAAGAAGGGTTTACTGAATTAATTGAAGAGACTGGTGTAACTGCTGTTGTTGAAAACGCGCTATACGAACTAGGAGATATATCTAGAGATGCCGTAGGTAACATGACCAAAAGCGGGGTGCTTGCATTTTTAATTGGTGGGCCTACAAGTGCAGGTATAGCGGCTACTGATTTTGTAACTAACGCTCTTATTAACGCTAACCCACAAATAAACAAAGTAAAGTTAGACGCTGATGTAGCCATAGAGGGAGGTGCAGACCCACTTGGTATAGCTGAAGGTCTAAAAGAAGCTTTGACTTCTCTTGGCGTAGATCAACCTAGAATACAAAATAATATAGTTAATGAAGTTTACGATGCAGGGTACCTGACGGAGACAGAAGTTGTTAATGCTGCGGGTGCGTTAGGAGTAGATCTGCTACCAGCACAAATTGAAGCTCTTGCTGGGGATAGCAACGAATTAGAGCACATGGCAGACCTCATTGCAGAGGTGGGTAAGAATATATACGGTGCTCCTTCTGACGCTGAGTTTGACGTTAACGGTGACGGTGTACTTACAGGGCAAGAACTTACGGAACGCGACCAAGCTATGGAGGCTTGGGAAGCAGAAAACCCAGACTTTGAACAGTTAAACCTAGCTAATATTGCAGAACTTGATACTGACGGAGTAACAGGGCTTAGTGAGGACGAGTTTACGGCCTACGTAAACCTAGTTGGGGGTGCGGTAGATCTAAGAAGTAAAGAAATAGATGCAACTCGTCTTATGTTTAACAACTTAGGATACACCCCTACACCGCAAGAAGTAATCAACTATAAAGATAATAAAGCAGATATACCCGACTATATAGATCCCCGACAACTTACGCGAGAAGAACTGGAAGCGGTAGCTGCTGCTGAAGGGTATGCACTTAAAGATAGTGATTATAACCGTGTAGGCCAAGGTGGTGCAGATTTTGAGGCCGTGGAGTCAGGTAAAGCTATCACCACGTTTGATCCTCTTGCACTCAGCACTCAAGAAATAAAAGACGCTGCCGCAGCAGAGGGGTTCATCCTATCAAACGCTGAAGCAGAGGCATTGGCTGGTAACATTGCGGCAGGTACTACGGAAGCCGAAGCCCTTAAGATAGAGCAAGATAAGTTCGATGCCGGTGCAATTAGCGCACAAGAAGTAATAGATGCTGCTGCTGCAGAAGGGTATACGTTATCCGAGGGAGAAGCTGAAGCTGCGGCCAGAGTATTACGCCCCGGCAGTAATGAAGCGGAAGAAATAGCCTCCCTACGAGACGACTTTAATAGTCGAGCAATAACAGCCGCAGAACTAGAAGCAATTGCTGCTGCAGAAGGGTACACCCTAACAGATGAAGATAAAAAACTTATCGGTAACGTAGCGGAGAATACTACAGATAGTACTGTACTAGGCGAAAGAAAAGATGCGTTTGATGATCTAATCATAACAGCCGCAGAACTAGAAGCAGTTGCCGCTGCAGAAGGGTATACCCTAACAGATGAAGATAGAAAACTTATCGGTGCTGTTGGTGAGGGTGAATCTGCGGCTGATATATTGGGACAGCGAGGGACTACTTTTGCAACAAATGTGAGTGATGCTAACGCTGCCGCCGCTAGACAAGGTTATGACGATACGATACGTACGTACATATCGGAAAACAATGGCACCTTTACAGAGGCTGAAATACAAGCATTTGTAGATCAAGCGGTCGCTGCCGGTTCGTCAAGCGGAGCTGTCAGCAGTATTGGTAATGCTATAAACACCGCTACTCAGGCAGCTCTTGATGCTGCTGATGCTGAAGCCGCTGCCAATAGAACTGACTCTGGTACTGATGATGGCGCTGTTACTGATGATGGCGCTGCTACTGACGATGGTGGCGCTGCTACTGACGATGGCGCTGCCATGTCTGCGTTTGATGTCCAAGCAATGAATTGGTTGTTCGGTCGGTATGGGTTAGACACTAATGCTTGGCCTGAAGGTATAGAAATCCAAGGAGGGGATATAAACGGGGACGGTATTTATAGCGCAGATGAACTTAGAGCGATAGGGTTTACACCCGAAATAGGCGCAGATCCTAGATTCTTTGAAGATCCTACTGATGATGCCGCTGCTACTGATGGTGCTGCTGGTACCGATACTAGTGTTGACGAAGGGCCGAGCACCAGCGATAGAGTAAAGGCCGCTTTAGCTGCGATTGGAGCAGAAAATCTTATACCGGCACTTGTAGATAAACTAATCCAAGACGTTGTATCAGGTACGGTGGATATAGCGGATGTAGCAGAAGAGTACAAAACGTTAGCTGCCGCTAATCAAGGTGATGCAGACCCTGCTGGTACTGACCCTGCTGGTACTGACCCTGCGGGCACTAATACAGATAACGACACGGATTTATCTGACGAAGTTGACCTAGAAGATACGACAATTTCGGGAGACTCCGACGATTACGTAAAAGTAGGCGATTTCAACCGCGAAGTCGGTACCTTAGAAGATAACATCGTAAAACTAATAAACCAGCTAGAAGCTAACGGTGTTGATCGAGATGATGCTATCGCTACTGCTGTAGGGGTACCAGCCGGACAGGAGGGGGGGCCATCGGGGCTATATGCAGAGTTAGGCAAATTTGCCACCGTAAACCAAGTAGATGCTTTGAGAAAAGTAGTAGATGGTATTGCGGGTAAGTTAGGCAACACCGCTACAGATATAACTAACATAAAAAACAAAATGGTTGACCTTGTAACCAAAGCCGATATTGCAGGGCTTGCCACCAAGGAAGATCTTAAAACGCTACTGACTACAGAAGATATTGCAGATCTAGCGACTGAGCAAGACGTACTGAACGCTGAAAGTAGACTCAAAGACAGGATAGATGCTTTACAAGCTGAAGGTAAAACTCGTTTTGATGCCATAGACATTGCTCTTGGGGAACTAGCGACTGAAGTAGGTTCAACGCAAGAAGCAGTTACAAAGACTCTGGCTAAATTTCAATTAGAGCTAAACGCAGATATAGCGGAACTGGCAACTAAAAAACAAGTAGCTGCTGTCGAAGCAAACATACTTGCCCGAATCAAGTCTTATGAAGATCAAGGGTATAGCAGAGATGTAGCTATACAGAAAAGTCTGGACGATGCTAACGCTAATATAGATACGCTGGCAACGGATCTAGATTTAACCAAAGAAACTATTACTAAACAACTTACAGACTTCCAAACAAAACTGGAAGCAGATTTATCTCTACTTGCTACAAAGAAGCAGGTAAATGATCTTGAAACAGAGCTGTACTTAAAAATAGCGGAGTATGAAGCGCAAGCTATATCCCGTGATGAAGCAACTAAGTTAGCTATTGCAGATCTGGCTACTGATTTAGAGACTACCGAAGATAATTTGATGACTCAGTTGGGGGTAACTCAAGACACCCTAACCGACAGAATCAATGAAGTTGAGACCAATCTTGAAAACCAATTTAATGAGCAGATCAAGACTACTCAAGACCTTATAACCGACACTGCGACAGATACTCAAAAACAAATAAAAACTGCGGCAAACCAGAGCGCGGCTAGAGACTTCTTTGATATGGTTTTAGGCTCTGAAGACCTTGAAGGGCAGCAAGTTACGGTAAGTCAGTCTCCTTTGGCGCAGATCAACTACATATACGACTTCCAAGACCCCTTAGCCAACCAACAACAGCGCGGGTTCTTTGGTGCAGCAAGTCCTTACGGAGAGTCGTTAGCTGCAGGGAAAAGCAGGCGACCCCAAACAATTGCTAATGTTATGCAGGGGCCACTGAACCTACAAGGCGCACCAGTAGGCCCAATGGGTATGGCCGCAGGCGGTAAAGTAGATTATGATTTCCTAAACGAAATCTCACAAATAATGAGTTTTGGAGAATAAAATGGCAGGCTTTCTAGACTACCTTAAAGATGCTTCTAGTTGGTTAAAGAGCGAAGAGAATCAAGGCACTGTTGGGCTACTCAGTATGCTCGGTACAGCAGCGTTTTCGGGTAGTGACTTCTTTGATACCCAAATAGAAAAAACAGGATACCAAGGGAAAATCCCAGACTACACAGCCGTTAGAGAGCGTGTACAGGATACCTACGACCCCAATAGACGACCCGGAAGTGGTGGGCAGCGGTTCTTTTCAGAGACAGAATTTGCAGAGCAAGGCCAAGAAGCTTCGGCTAAACAACGTGCAGTTCAACAAGCACTGAATCTAAAGGCGCAAAACGCAGCTAATATGGCTAGGCAGTCTAGTCAGTATGGTGCGCCGCCCCAGCCTCAACCACAAATGCCAATGCCCGTTATGGGTGCTGCCCCTTCACAGGTAGGCACTATGATGCCACCTCCTCAACAAGGGGGTCTAGCCAGCTTCTCTCCCCAGTACAAATATGGTGGCGGTATTGCCGCACTTGCTGGTGGTGGCGCTGCTTCTCCGTACAACCGAAGATATAACGGGTATGCGGTTGGTGGACAACCAAGTGGACAAGGCTACTATTTAGGTGGTGCAACAGATGGAATGGCAGACAAAGTACCTGCTACAATTGACGGTATGCAAGAAGCCAGATTAAGCGACGGGGAGTTTGTTATCCCTGCAGATGTGGTCAGTCACCTTGGTAACGGTAATTCTAACGCTGGTGCTAACACGTTATACGGTATGATGGACAAAGTTCGACAAGCTCGTACCGGCAATAAAGAACAGGGCAAAGAGATAAACCCTAACAAATTCATGCCTAGCAGGTAAGAACAATGACAAATTATATCAAAAGGTTCCAAGCAGGCGGTGCAGCGGCAGATCCTATTGTAGGTAAACAAACAGGTAGTGAATCCTCCCTATCTAACTGGGCGGGTGATTACGTCACTGATATGTTGGGTAAGGGTCAAGCTCTTGCGAACCAACCATACCAAGCTTATACGGGGCCACTCTCGGCTGGGCAATCTACAGCCCAACAAGCAGCCTTTCAGGGGGTAGGTAATCTATCCGTTCCTACTGAGCAGATGGGTGCGGCAGGGTTCCAACCACAAAAGTTTACGGCGCAAGCTGCACAAGACTATATGAACCCGTACCTGCAAGCGGCGTTAAACCCTCAGATTGAAGAGGCGCGACGGCAAGCTCAGATCACCCGTCTTGGAGATGCTAACAGGTTAACGCAAGCTGGTGCTTATGGTGGCTCTCGACAAGCTATTATGGAGTCTGAGTTAAACCGTAGTTTAGGGCAGAATCTTGCCAATATTACGGGGCAAGGCTACCAAACTGCGTACGATAAGGCCATGCAACAGTTTAATACCGAGCAAAGTGCGGCACAGCAAGCACAAAACCTTACGAACCAGTACGGGCTACAAGCCCTGCAGAACCAAGCCAATCTGGGTGCACAAGAACGCGCTATTCAAGCCGAAGGCATTGCTGCCGATATTGCTCAGTTTGAAGAAGAGCGAGACTTTCCCTATAAGCAGACGCAATACCAACAGTCGTTGTTGCAAGGGTTACCACTGGCAGCGCAATCGTATTCTTACGCAAAACCTAGCCAACTATCTGAACTACTTGGGGGATCTGGCGGTCTCATGGGTCTACTCCAAAGCTTCGGCATAATTCCGTCAGACGCAGAATAAAGGGTAATTAATAATGGCATATCAACCAATTGAACCTGTAGGTTTGGGTAGAAACGTTTCTGCTGAGATGATGAAAGGTGGCCCACGACTACAAGAAGAAATTAAGACAATGGGGCCAAACACGATCAAGATGATTGCGTTGCAGCAGATTGCCGACCAGCAAAAACAAAAAGCTATGCAGGCAAATCTTCAGGCACAAACCAATCCTGCTACTGTAGTACAGCAATTAGAACAGCAGCTTGGTGGTATGGGTCAACCCCAACAAAGTATGGGGCTTCCTCCTATGCGTGATAAAGCGCAACAGGTTGGTGGTGCACTTGCTCAGAAACAACAACAGCAGCAGCAGAATATGCAGCGTGCTGCACAAGGCCAAGGCCGACCCATGATGGCTGGCGGCGGGTTGCTATCTAGACCTGCACCGAATATAGATCCACGGTACTTTGAAGGTGGCGGCATCGTTGCTTTTGCACAAGGTAAAGAAGTTAGAGGGTACGAACCTACGGACGAAGAAATAGCTGCAGAACGCGCTAGGCTTGCACAGAGTAATAGTTATTTTGAAACTGTGCCAGATTCCGTGATTAGATCGAGGTTAGTAGCGCAATACAAACCAGAAATAAACAAAATCCCAGAGTCTGAGGTTGATGCGGAATTTGAAAGGCTTAAAGGGCCTTCTTCTGCGATGAAAAAAACTAGACTTGAGCCGTACAGTGAACGAGGTTACGGAGATATCGACCGAGAAAAAATCAGGGAGCGGTTAGCAGAAAAAAAGGGAGGTGTATACAAGAAACTGCCCCCTACGCTTCCTCTAGGAGAAGGGGTTAGAAAACCTTCTGAAAAACCACTTGAAGGTATCGAAGCTTTAGCAGCAGAAATGACAGGGCAACTTGATACAAGTAAACCCTTAGCGCCTTATTCTGGCCCTAAAATCCCACAACCTATAGAGCAAGGTGCGCCTAAAGTAAACGAAAAGATAGATGTAAGTGTAGAAGAAGAGGTAGATGTACCTAAAGTATCTGCTACGGGCATAGATATTCCTCAAAGCCTAAAAGATGCGGGGCAAAGACCTAGCACTGACAAGATAACACAAGGTTTGGGTGCGCTTAAAACAGCGGGTATAGATGAAGAAGCAGCGGCTAGGACAGACTACAGAAAACAAATGCAGTTAGATCCTGAGCTTAAAGAAGAAATGAATACGATGGCGCGGCGAACCAAGGAGCGTGAGGAGAACTATAAACCTTCTAGAGCGACAACCATCAGAGAAGCGTTAGCAGGTGCGGCAAACAGGGGTAGCCTTGGTTCTGTAGGTGCAGGTATCTCAGGTGCGATGTCAGCTAGAGAAGGCGACATCCAAAAACGGCGAGACGACTTGTTCAAAGCCCGTCAAGATTCCCTCGACAAGTTAGTGACGCGTTCCGATGATATCGCTAAAGGAGCACTTGCATACGGCGCTGATGCTAGAAAGGGGTTTAAAGCAGATGCGCGAACATTGGTTGACGCAGAAGTTGCTATGTACAGCACTCAAAGCAGCGATGCTAGGCAAGCAAGGCAGCAAGAGGCCGATATTGCTATTGCAAATGCAGGGCAACAGTTCAAAGCGGAAGTCGAAAACGTAAAGAATACGTTGAAAGCCCAATCAGATGCAGATCTAGCTAGTTATCGAAAAGAGTCTAATGCCATTGCTAGAGAAGGGAATGCAGCAACTGCTACGAAAAATAAAAACACCTTGGTTCGCAACATAGTGAACGATAGAAACAAACTAGAAATAAAAATAGCAGAGGTAATTGCGGAACGCGCAAGTGCATTGGATTCGGCAATGACCGAAAAACCTGAAAGTCTAAAAGATGCTGACGGTAATTTTGATGAGGCTAAAGTTGCAAAATGGAAGAAAGATATCCTAGACGGGATGGCCCTTCAATATGCTCCGATACTAGCCAGTTACGACGCGTTGCTAAAAGATCAAGGGGTAGACATGCCTGAACGTGTAGCACCAAAAGAAGAAGTTACAGATGAGCAACTAGCAGCAGATGCTATAGTTTCTGGAGTGTAGTTTGTATGGCTTCAGCGCAGCAGTACGCAGAATGGATATTAGCTAACCAAGACAAAAAAGGTACTCCTGATTTTGAGACAGTAGCTGTTGCTTACCGGCAACTACGGGGTATCGCTGCACCAGAACTCCCTGAACCCGACTTTCTAGACCAGATCGAAGAGTTTGGTAAGGGTATTCCTAGGGGGATTATCGGGTTAGCTGAACAAGCTGCATTAGGTGGCGCTTCTATACTGACCGAAGAAGCTGAAGAAGGTGTTCGTGAGTCTATCCTTGATACCGCTGGTTCTGCCAGAGAGTATTTTGCACCTGACCGTGGCTCTGAAGATACCGTAGGTGGTAAGTTTGGTGAGGCAGTTGGGTCGTTTGCGGGTCTTGGTCTTGCTTCTTTAATTCCGGGCATTGGTATGCCCCTTGCTGGCGGGTTAGCTGTTGGCGCTGGCGCTGGTGAAGCTAGAGAACGTTCGCGTGCTGCTGATGCTACCGAAGGTGAACGCGGCTTTGCTACTGCGTTAGGTGCCGTAGTTGGTCTGTCTGAATTAATCCCGATTAAAGTCCTAGGTGCACTCCGTAATGGCGTTGATGATAGTGTCGTTAAACAGATACTGGGTCGCGTCAAACGTGCCGCTATTGCAGGTGGTGCTGAAGGTGCACAGGAAATGGCTGCGGGTGTAGCCCAGAACCTTATTGAGAAAGGCGTTTACAATCCTGAACAAGGGGTATTTACGGGTAGTGGTGAAGCGTTTGGCTATGGGGCAGGTGTTGGGGGCTTGGTTCAAGGGCTACTTGATCTAGCACTACCTAAGTCAAGAGGTAGGGGCGACGTTGATCCAGAAGAAGTAACCGAAGAGTCTGTAGAAGAAACACTGCTACTAGAGTATAAACCCCAACCAATAACGATATCTTCCGAAGGAGAAGCGTTTACCCCTGAACAACTAGAAGCGGCAAACATAGATGCCATTGAAACTTTTGGGGATATGCCTTCTGATGAAGTTATAGAACAGAGACAGGGCGCAGACCGTACTTCCGCGAGTGCTATAAACGCCCAACGTGCTCAAGAAGCTCAGATAGCCAAAACCCGAGAAAATAACCAAAATTTATTAGAGTACCAAAAAGACTTCGTTACAGACGCTGAAGGTAACACTGTACCGTTAAAAGAAGTCCAAGATAACTACATAATAGATGAAGTAGAAGTCGAAAAAGCTAGGCTAGAAGCAGAAATTGCACAAGCTGCGGCACTCGAAGCGGAAATAGCTTTAGCAGACATACCTGCTCCCCAAGTACTCCAACAAAGACAGCTTGCTGACGAATCACAAGCGGTAGCAGCAGCGAAAGCAGAGTTAGCCGGTAGACCGCAAACAGATTTATTCCCTACACAGCTCACTACGGCAGAGGCACAAGCAGCCAGACAACCCGCGCCAGAACCTGCGCCAGAACCTGCACAAAAGATCAGTCAGAAGTTCCTGAAAGACATTGGGATTGCTCCAACAGACACACGTACTAGAAAAACAAAACCTATATACCAACGGCTTATGGCTAAGAAAGAAGTTCCTCTAGCGGAACTTAATGCCGAACTTAAAGCGTATGTAGATAACCCAGACGTAAAAGATGCTCCGACTAAAGCTAAGATAAACGAGTTCTTGGGTGTGCCTCAGAACAAACAGATCGAACTTGCCTTTGGGGAAACCGAAACGGTAACTCCTACCGAAACGACAAAAACGGCAGAAACGGTAGAGACAGTAAAAGAAGTTACTACCTCACCATCTACAACAGCAGAAAAATCTGCCACAGAAGAAGCGAAAGAAGATACTGGGACAACACCCAAGAAGTTTGATATGAAGAGCCTTGAAGGGCTGTCTATCACAGAACAACTCAAGGTACTCGAAGGTCGGGGTGCTCCCACTACGTTTACTGCTGCGACAGTGGAAACAGAAGTCGAAGACGCGCTTGCCCCCGGCACTACCAGAACATTACGTACAGACGAACCTGTTTCTGAGGCAGATCTTGAGCAACAAGGCGAGCAAAGACGTTTCGTAAACCAAGTCAGTAGGGATATGCAGCGTCAAGAACTGGATACTAAGCCGCTAACTATTGGCGAGCGTGCAGAAGCTGTAATGAAGTCGCCTTTGGGTATAGAACCTGCATTAGCTAATGTGCCCCCAGAGTATCGTAAACAAGTTACTGCCGCAGTAGAAACCGAGCGAACTATCCGAGAAGCTATGGCGCAAAAAACTGCTGACGAAAAAGCTGTGAAGCAAAGGAAAGCCAACGCAGCGGTAACGGAAGGCGCTAAAAATAAAAAGATTAAAGTACCTGAATTGTCAGGTACTGCTCAGAAACGCCCGAAAACAAAGTCTAGAACTAAGCTGAAGTCATTACCCGAAGACGTTGTAAAAGAAGCTAACAAACGTATAGATCAAGGCGAACCGGGTTCCGTCAACGAAATAATAACGAAGGTCAAAGAAGACCTAGGTATACCTAGATTCCAAGACGGTGTTGATACCCCCCTACCAGATTCGGTAATACAACAATTGCGACAGGGTAATCTCAAAGAGGCGCTAGAGCTTGTTAGTAAGTCAGAAGTTGACCCCATAATTAAGCGGTTGGCTAAACAGTTCTCTACAATGGTAGGCACTACCAAGGTTGCCATCGTACCTGCGAACCCAGAAGATATCTCCGGTAAAGACAACTACTACGAATTAAAGAATAAACAGACCGCGATAGCGTACCGACAAGTGTTAAATAAGTTAGAGGAAAAGAACAAAACTCACATTAAGCGCATACCGGGGATGTACCAACCAGTAAGCACTGACAAGAATCTAAAACACTTTAACGACATAATTTTGTTAGATGAGGTAGTAGGACTTACCCCTGCCACATTAATGCACGAGATGGCTCACGCGGTAACGTATGCAACATTGCAGAACCCCTCACACCCTCTCACTAAGCAGATAACTAAGCTGTTTAAAGAAGTTGAACCAAAATTATCTAGCGTAAACGGTACCGAAGATATATTTGAATTTGCTGCGGAGTCTTACGGTAGCCAAGAGTTTGTCCAACAACTAGCTCAGATACAGATTAAAGTTGCGGATGGTAATTACGTAAGTGGGTGGCAGTATTTGCAAAACGTAATAGTTAACTTCTTCAAAAAACTATTCGGCGGTACTCCAGTCGAGCTATCTAAGACAGATGCCTTTACCGAAATAGACTCCCTACTACAGAAAATTATAGCCCCTGCTTCCGACTACAAAGGTGCGGGTGACCTGCTGCAAAACTCTACCGACCCAGAAGTCAGAGCGTTGATGCGTAAGATGGGTAACGTGCAGAAAGATTTTAAGGCACCCACCAAGAAGTTTCGGGAAGACTTTGTTAACCAAGCAGATAAGTTCCTACGGAGCGGCGTATCCGGTAAAACCCGCCGTGCCTTCCTAGGCTTCATGCCTTCACAGGCTTTGGCAGACATAGCAGGTAGCTATAACAAGAAGTTAGGTGATCTAGGTCAACGACTACACAGGTTGATGGAAGAGCAGCGCGGTGAGTTGAACAAGAAAGACAACGCTGCCGATGGCACTATGAAACAAGTAGATGAGTGGGCTAAAAATAATCAAGCCGCCGTGCCCCTGCTAGATGACGTTATAACCGAAAGCACCCTAGAAGGTGTTGACCCCTCCAAGCCTAGAAGCACCTACGAAAAGAATGCAGCAAAGTTAGCGATCTGGAAAGGGCTGCAACCTAAATGGAACAAGCTCAAAGAAAGCGGTGGGCAAGACATCTACGTAGGTATGCGAGATTCTTACGCCAAGCTGTACAAAGAACTGATTGCTGTCATCAACAAACGTATTGACGGGCTTGACGTAGACAAAGAAAACAAAGAAAAGTTACGTAAATCTGTCTTCGATAAGATAACTGATCGGGCTGGTACAGATCCTTACTTCCCACTAATGCGCTCCGGGGATTACAAACTTAGCTTCCAAGCCTATAACGAAGCAACAGATAGCACTGAACCTGTGTTCTTGATGTTTGAAAGTCCTAGAGAGCGTGATAAGTACGTTAAAAACGAGTTAGAGAATAACGATACCGTAGAACGAGATGGGGAAGGTGCGTTGGTATATAGCGAGTATGATGGTAATGACTCTCCGACATACAAGAAAACCACCTCTGCCAGTTTTGTTAACGAAGTGCTGGAGATCCTAGAGACGGCAAAAGTAGATGCAGCGGTTAGGAATCAAATACTGAATTCGTTCATAGAGACGTTACCCGAAACATCTTTTGCTAAGAACTTTCAGAGACGGGAAGGGGTTGCTGGCTTCGACCAAGATCATATAAGGGTTATGCGATCTAAGATATACGATATTGGGCGGCAAGTTACGCGTCTAGATTACACCAATCGCATAACGAAGATGCAGCAACAGATACTCGGTACTGACCCTGATAACCTTGATGGCACGTTAGCCGGTTTAAAGAACCGTGAAGGTACCCTGAAAGATATACAAGCAGAATTAGAAGCTCGGGCAGAGTTCGCCATGCGGCCACCTAAAGATGGTTTTGCTCAGTCAGCGAACCGTGCTGCATTTATCTGGACTATTGGGCTTAACACTTCTTCTGCGCTGGTCAACCTGTCTCAGGTGCCACTATTCGTACTGCCTATGTTGGGCGGCAAGCACGGGTTTCGTAATGCAGGTAAAGCAATTACTGAAGCAGCGGGTCTAGTATCTGGCACGCTCCTCTCCAGCAAAACAATGTCACGTCGTATTCGCGGTATTGTGCCATTTGGTAAGAACGATACAGTCGATGCTTTTGCAATGCCCTCTATGGACAACTTGTTCGAGATGGATGAAGCGGGTAACTACACTGTACGTAAAGACATTGAAGGCTATGCAGAGCGTAGGAAAGAACTTGAAGAGATCCTACCGCTTGTCCAACTTGCAGCAGAACGTGGGCAGCTCAACCGATCCCTGTTTGCAGATAGCTTGGGTCTAGATTCTTCTGGGCGAGACAAGAGTGTTATTGACAGAGTAAGTGGGTGGTCAGCATTTATGTTCCATCAGGTGGAGCAGTACAACCGCCAAGTGACAATGCTTGCAGCTTACAAGCTGGAGTTAACACGTTTAGCTAAAGAACGACCTAATTTATCCGCCGGGAAACGAAGAGAGTTAGCTGCTCAAAACGCGTTATACGAAGCGCAACAACTGAACGGCGGTTCAGTCTTAGAAACTGCTCCTCGGTTTGCCCAGAAAGGTGTAGGCCGAGTTGCTCTGATGTATAAGACGTACGGCATCCAAATGTACTATACGATGCTCAAATCAGCCAAGACCATGTTGAACCGTGAGAACGATCCCGAGGTTAGGAAAGCTGCATTTAAACAGTTGGTTGCAGTGCATGGTTCAGCGTTGTTCTTTGCAGGGGTACAGGGGTTACCACTCTTCGGTGCATTCACTATGATCGCTAACTTGTTCTTAGATGAGGATGAGGATGATGCAGAGACCATCGTACGTAAGCATATCGGAGAAGGTTGGTATAAGGGTGCCCTAACAGAACTGCTTGACGTAGATGTATCACAGCGGGTGGCGCTCACTAACTTGTTATTCCAAGTAAACCGGTACAACCGAAACCCTTCACCGGAAGAGACAGTATTTTACTATTTAGGTGGCCCCGCATGGAGTGTTGGTAAGTCATTTATCCGAGGAACGGGCGAGCTTATTAACGGAGACATGGAGCGGGGTATCGAAGCGATGGTACCGGGGGCAGTCCGTAATGTTATGAAGGCAGTACGTTATACGGAAGAAGGTGCCTTGACTCGACGTAAAGATCCTATTCTTGACGATATTACTAACGGCCAACTTGTCGCGCAGGTGATAGGCTTTGCCCCCGCTGAGTATTCAAGGCGGCAGGAAGAGAACCAAGGGGTTAAGCGTATAGAGAATACTTTACGTACTAACCGAGGCAAGCTACTCAAGCAATACTACCTCGCCATGCGTATGGGAGACTACGAAGAAGCTCGGGATGTCAAACGAGATATATTGGATTTCAATAAGCGTGTAAGTAGGAAGTTCCCGAAAGCAATTATTACATCGGATTCAGTTGCACGTTCTATGAGATCGCACATGCGTACTTCTGCCACTATGCACAACGGTATTGCGATAAGCCCTATGTTCCGAACAGCTTTACAAGAACACTTAGACGATAGTACCCCAATAACGCTGGAGGATTAATCTTCCATCTGGCTTTGTTCTTTGTCTAGTATTTGCAGCGTACTCAACACAATCTGATCGTCACCAGCGTCTAATACGTTACTGTCACGCAGTTTAACAAGTGTCATCCACGCGAGTAGTAGTTCAGTTTTGTTTGCTTCCATCAGGAACTCCTTAGTGTAGGAGTTAGGAAACCCCCTCCGAAGAGGGGGCGCTCAGAGAGCAGGAGGATGACAGCACGAAGTGTGAGAAGGAGGACGAACTGTCGAGCTAAATATATCACAATACCCGCCATACACGAACCCCTAATTTGCCACTCTCCACCCTAACTCTAGTTTCTATATCCCAGCCTTTACCCTTTGTGATAGCCTTGGCTTGCTTTATAGCTTGTGGAGTATTGATGCACGGTACAAATATAGATGAACCGACAACCATACTCCCCCAATCAATTATAATCTGAACGCCGTCAGGCGATAGATCAAATGTTCTCAATACTCCCCTCTTCATCGTCACCCTCAGAAAATTGAACTGCGATCACATCTGTTGGGGGCATATTTAGTTGGGTGCCTTTACTCAAACGCATCTTCATCCGCTTGGCTCCTAGCTTTTCGACAAGATCATTTATGAACGCCCCGTAGTTTATCTGCTGCTCCCCACACCACAACCGCAACGGCTTGGGTACTAGGTAGAGCTTCTTAATGTCAGTCTCATACCGCGCCACCAGTTTGTTGCGGGGTACAGCCTCCGGTAAAATTATGGACTCCATAGCAGTACCGTCAATCTTACGTAGGTCGCTAGTGCTCTTTATACGCAGGATATTATCGATATGCTCGTTGACGTATTCGTTAAGGGTTTGCTCGATAGAGACAGCCATGTCATGCGCCTTGGCCTTATTCTCTAACAACATGCTAACCGTCCAATCAGTAAGCGCCGGTATGTCAAACCGAATAAGACCTAGCTGTTTTGCGATGATAGCCCCTGCCAAAGTAAGTGTTGCATGTACTGACCAGAATCGGTTTTCTGAAGACAACCCTGCTTTCTTATCGATACGAATCTGGATCTCCCGTATCAACCGCTTAACCTCGTCTAGATTATTGATGACATACTGCACGAACACTGGCCCCGCGTGCCCGTAGCACTTACCTAACGCACGGCTGAAATCATCGGTCTCTTCCTTACTACTAGAACCGGTAAACATCTTCTCAACACGTACCTCAAGTATCCTCTGCGCTTCGGCATTTGGATTCTCTTTCTTCATACGGATACGCTCTATGATACTGGTGTTCCCCGTCGTCAACGCAAGAAGGCTCCAAGACTCACCCCGCAACCGCTCTGCGTTACCCCCACTAATAAGCCTGCCCCTCTGCTTACCCGTGGTGAACTGCAAGGCCAACGTACTCAACGCTTCACTCTTTGCATTAGTCAACTCGTCAATGAGCAGCGGTAGGTTATGCAGTACTTCAGAACGATTCATCTTGGTGTTGTGCGTATCCTGCTCGTTAATCACTAACTCTGCTGGGTCACCCCATATAGATGCAGATGCTTTCATGGCGGTTGTTTTACCTAAACCAGATTCCTTACTGTAAAGGTGTAATGCAGAACAAGCGATATCATCTATGAACTGCATCAAGACAGATCCAAACCCAGTACAAGTAGCATACTGATGTAATTCAAATCCCGACTTATTGTAAAAGTTAATTACCTCTCGCCACTCATCTAACGTACCCTGCGGCTCAAATGCGGGGAACATACCCGCTGTGGCCTTAGAAGGTGGGTTAAATACCACCTCATCTTTCAGGATCATCTGGTTACCCAGTACAAACCCTGTTGCCTCATCGTCTATCCAACCAAATTGTCTATATGCTTTATCGGCCACTTCCTTCTCCTGTAGTTCATTTACCCAAGTTGTGATGTATTCCATCAATTTTTCCACTCTTGAAACAGCTACCCCGTGCATGGACATGTTCTTTCTAAGTTCTTCCTTAGATGTAACTGCCGTTAAAGGCAGAGTGAACTCCCGTACACCGTCTCTAGGTAGATGCAGACGTACCACTACAGATTCACC